GACCTGTCTCACATCATGGAATGGATATTAATGTCTGCTGTCGATTGGCTTGGATTTACAGCCACCCTTATTTCAGTAATTACTTCTGCGGCTTTCGGAGTCAAGTGGCTCGTAAAGCACTATCTATCTGAACTTAAGCCCAATGGAGGCTCAAGTTTAAAAGACACCGTTAATCAACTTAGCACCCGCGTTGAAAAGCTAGAAGGACGCATTGACGAAATTTATAGTATCTTGATATCCCCGAAAGGGAGAAAGTAGGAACTATGAAGCTCGACTCAAAGTCACTTAAAGCTATGCTCGCTTCTTATGGACGCTCGTTCTTAGCAGCAGCAACTGCAGTTTATGCAACAGGCAATGCGGATGTTAAATCAATCATCATTGCTGCACTTGCATCAACATTGCCAGTAGCACTACGTGCAGTCAATCCAAAAGACCCAGCATTTGGTGTTGTAGCAAAGGTAGTTGAGGACTTCCTCGTAAAAGAGGCAGCAAAGGCCCCAGCTAAGAAAGCCGCAAAGACCAAGTAACATCTACCTCCAAAACTTAGGGCGGGGTCAAACCCGCCCTTTGTTGTTTCTAGGGTATTATTAAGGCAACGAAGGAGAACTCATGAAGTGTTTTAACTGTGAAAGAAAAGCCGACTATCGCGTAGCAGACGCTGGTGTCAATCCTGTTGACTACTGCAACCCTTGTCTACCAAAGCATTTGAGAGAACGTGCGCTTGCTGGTCACTTCCCTCTTCCAAAAGAAGATAAGAAAGCGGAAAAGGCAGCAGAATGAGAACGACTCGTGTAAAGGCTGTGCAGGTTCATCCAGTCCCATCATCGGTAACGAACCCAAGCGGACCCTTTCCCCGAGAACTTTTTAGAGAACCAAAGATTGTTACTGAGTATGACTCAGAACTGCCAGAAGATGGCAGTGATTTTCCAACGGGCTCAACTGCCCAGAATAACTTTAAGCTTACCCGTGTGATGATTTGCTCCCAGTGCAACGACCGGGTACTAGAAACTAAAACAGGCGACCACGTCTGTAGGGATTAATCATGGCAAAAAAGAGAGCACAGATACCCAGCGTTGACGTTCTATTTGGATACAACGTTGGGCAGACTCATACAAAGAGCACGCTTCCAACTCTTGATGAGTACCTATTCCACTTAAGCCCTAAGTCCAAGCCTCAAGAAGAGCAGGACGATACTTTTCAAGTAGTTAGCACGGCAAACGTTCGCGCCACTACATCTTCCAACCCTAAGCGTCCTAGAACTCTTAAGGCTGGATACGACTTTAAAACAGAGACTATGACTGTTGTATTTAGAGACGGTACTTGGTGGAACTACTACGACGTACCACATCACATGTGGGAAGGGTTTGTGTTGGCAGAGTCTAAGGGAAGATACCTAGCAAGTTCTGGTTTGGACCAGTGGCCACGTATGGGTGAGGCGGACCCAGGCTCAATGTCTAGAGATAGACGCCTTCAACTTAACGACACTAAAGAGTTTGCTAATTACATGTACGGTGACGGCAGCGGTTTTGCTATAGATTAATGATGAAATCACTCGGACCACTATACGTTGGAAAACTGCGCTACTGGCATAAGAAACTTCTACCAGTTGTTGAGGTAGGCAGTACTCAAGAGACTGACATGCCATTTAGATTTGGCCGTTGCCTTGTCTTTAGACTCCCATTTACAACCCCTGGATACTACATAGGCATTTTTTACAAGACTGTCAAAGACCCTAGTACACTAACCGACGAAGATATCGACTTGATTATGGAGAAGGCTCTTAGAGCTAGAAAAGCCTGGTCTCCAGAGGACGGAGATTACGATGAATTTTTTTAAGAAAAAGGCGCCTTGGCAGAAACCCTTTTCAGAACGAGTTGCAAAACGAGTTTCTAAGATACCTACCGGAGAGTTAGTAATGTGGGCAGACCAAGCCCTATTTGATTTAGGACGCTGTTTAAACAGTTACGAGAAGTCAAAAGACAAGCTTTATTTAGATGAAGCATTGACTGGGGCAGAAGCCATCCATGCCGTGGTTAATGAACTCCACACTCGAATGACCTCCAAAGCAGCCCTATAGTAAATTCGCTATAATTATGCTTGCCTCTCTTCCTTCTCTCCCGTGTGGCAGCGTGAGCCCTGGTTAATACCCAGGGCCACACGTTTTTTAATAGACTGAGGATGCTATGAACGAGACAGAATTAGATTTCTTTGAAGAAGAAGATGAACTTATAGATGAGGACGATAGCGAACAAGACCTTCCCGAAGAGGAAGAAGATGAGCTTGACGAACTATCTAAAGAATTTGTAATAAAACTAATTGACCGTTGCATTCAATTTATGTCTGCATTAGTTGGTCATGACCTTCACCCATATCAACTACCACTTGCTCGTCGCATCATTGAATCTGTAATTATTAACGACGGTGAAGAAGTAACTGCTCTTGCAGCGCGTCAGTCAGGTAAATCAGAAACTATTGCTAACACTGTAGTTACGCTTATGGTTTTGCTCCCACGTCTTGCAAAGATGTACCCAGACTTACTTGGAAGATTTAAAGATGGTATTTGGATTGGCATGTTTGCTCCTGTTGAAGGTCAGGTTGAAACACTGTTTGGTCGTTCAGTAAACAGACTAACTAGCGAACGTGCATTAGAAATATTAGGCGACCCTGAAATTGACGATTCACTAGGTAAAGTTCCTGGGGTAACACGTCAGATTAAACTTAAGAACTCGGGCTCTACGCTTATGATGATGACAGCTAACCCGCGTGCAAAGATTGAATCTAAATCATTTCACCTTATTATTATCGACGAGTGTCAGGAGGCAGATGACTTTGTGGTATCTAAGTCAATCTCCCCTATGTTGGCGTATTACTCAGGAACTATGGTTAAAACTGGAACCCCTACTACGCACAAAAATAACTTCTATCGTTCTATACAGTTAAACAAGCGTAGACAGACATCACGCGGCATACGTCAAAACCACTTTGAGTGGGACTGGAAAGATGTAGCAAAGTGCAATGTTAACTACGGTAAGTTTATTAAGAAAGAGATGCTCCGTATTGGAGAGGACTCAGATGAATTCCAAATGTCATACAACTGCAAATGGTTGCTGGAGAGAGGAATGTTCGTTACATCCACAGTCATGGACGAACTTGGTGACACTTCGCAAGAAGTTGTTCGCGCTTGGCACAGAACACCTGTCGTGGTTGGAATTGACCCGGCACGCAAGATGGACTCGACTGTAGTAACTGTTGTCTGGGTTGACTGGGATAGGCCAGATGAGTTTGGATATTTTGACCACCGAATACTAAATTGGATGGAGATTCAAGGTGATGACTGGGAAGACCAATATTTTCAAATCGTTAACTTCCTCAATAATTACGATGTACTTGCTGTTGGCGTTGACGCTAACGGCGTGGGTGATGCGGTTGCACAAAGACTCAAACTCCTCCTCCCAGGAGCAGAGGTACATGCCTTAGGCAGTAGCCAACCTGAACAATCTAAGCGTTGGAAACACTTAAAGGCGTTAATTGACCGTCGCATGGTTGGTTGGCCAGCACACGCAAAGACTCGTCGTCTTCGTACTTGGAAGCGTTTCTATCAGCAAATGACGGACCTAGAGACTAAGTTTACTGGTCCAAACTTTTTAGCCCATGCCCCAGAAGAAGCCCATGCCCACGACGACTATGCCGATAGTTTGGCCATAGCTTGCTCGTTGACTATGGATTTAACAATGCCACAAGTGGAAGTTTCTAGTTCCCCGTTCTTTTCAAGATAAATACGACTTTAGCCTGACTTTAGGTTAAATCAGTAGGAAACTTTTACCTGAGGCCCTCAACCTTCATAAGGAGATATATCTATGACAATCGCACCGGCACCGAAGTTCCCAGAACGTCCAGGTAGCGTATACGACCGCAAGATGGCAGGCGCTGTCCCAGGACAACGCGGCCCACTTCGTTTCGAAGAAGGACTTGCAACAGATACCGACATTCCGCAGGAATTTTCTAACGGAGCTGCACAGGGTTATATCCCAGCAGCTGGCCGTCCAAATCGCAATGCCCCTGTTCACACAAAGCCTGCAGCAGAAACAATGAAAGAGCGTGCTCACGTTGGTTCAGCAGCATGGGTAGAAGCACCAAATACTCTTCAAGAGTTTGCTGGTGGTTCTTTCTCTGATTACGGCGCAAATGTTATCGAGGAAGTTTTCCGCGATGGCTCACACCAACAGCGTCTTAATCCAGCAGTAGTTCAGGACTAATAGCGTTTCTTGCTCCCCCGTTTCTACGGCGAATACGTGGCGGGGGAGTTAAGAACATTTTTGTAAAGGTAAGCAATGGCACTTATTTCTGGTCGTTCCGTAACACAGGCACCAAAGCAACTTGCGGCTAATCCACGCCTATGGAACATGATTACAACTCAAGCAAAGACTAGATTTCCTAAGTATCCATCTCCAGCAGCAGCTCACTGGGTTCATACCAAGTATGTTCAAATGGGCGGAAAATTTGTTGATTCCAAGAAGCAGATAGACCCTCGCTTTAGAGACTACGCTGAGGAAGCAAAAGAAAAGAAAGAAAAAGAAGCCAAGGCAAAAGTGACCCGCAAGGTGGGTCGTGGAAACATCAAGGGCGAGACAGTAAAGAAGTAGCCCAAAAACATCTTTTGTGTTTGATGCTAATATTTGGCTATGAAGTTTAACGAGAGGATTTATTGGTGAGCGGAAGCGGTTTAGATTTCTCACCTCCGTCCTACAGGGCGGCGTCTTCTGACTTAACTATCTCAATTTCTCCACTAGGTCTTGTAGAACTAGCAGATGAAGAATTTGAAGTACACGGTCCTCGTTTAAATCGTTATTCACTTAACTGGGCCATGTATCTTGGTCATCATTATTCATACCGCCGTCAAACAGGCGAATCGCAGATGGTTCTTAATTACTATCGTGCGTTTACAGATTTCATTCTTAATTTCACATTTGGCAAGGGAGTCCAATTCCGAAGCCCAAAGGCGACAGAGGCTATTGTTCCAGACTTACTGGAAAGAGTTTGGGAAGTTGATAACAACAAGGCATCTGTTCTTTGGGAAATCGGTCAGCAAGGTGGTGTATCTGGTGATTGCTTTATTAAAATTGCTTATGAAGAAGCATATGTCGACCCTGCTGGCCGTCAGCATCCTGGTCGTGTCCGCATCCTTCCTCTTAACTCATCTTTCTGTTTTCCAGAGTTTCATCCTCATGACCGCGAGCGTCTCATTCGTTTTAAGCTCAAGTATCGCTTCTGGGGCACTTCGCTTGAAGGAACGCGTCAAGTATTTACGTACACCGAAATCCTGACCGATGACATCATTGAAGAATATATTAACGACGAACTCATTGACTCTCGTCCTAACCCGCTTGGCACAATTCCTGTTGTCCACATTCCGAATGTTCGCATTAGTGGTTCTCCTTGGGGCCTATCTGATTGCAATGACATTATTCCTATTAACCGCACTTATAACGAAACTGCTACTGATATTGCTGACATCGTTAACTACCACGCGGCGCCCGTTACAGTCATCATCGGTGCTAAAGCTTCTCAACTTGAAAAAGGTGCTAATAAAGTCTGGGGCGGACTACCAAAAGACGCAAAGGTAGAAAACCTAGAAGGTGGTGCACAAGGCCTTAAAGGTGCTATGGAATTCCTAGCCATGATGAAGAAGTCCATGCACGAAATGGTTGGTGTTCCAGAGACTGCTCTTGGTCAAGCACAACCTATTTCAAACACATCTGGCGTAGCGCTATCTATTCAATTCCAACCTTTGATGAACCGCTACCACCAAAAGATTATTCAGTACGCTCGTGGTCTTGAAAGAGTCAATGAGCTAATCCTTCTTAACCTTGTTGTTAAAGAGCCTGAGGCTATGCAGGTTAACCCAGGAACTCGCTCTGCTCCACTAAAGGACGGTCAGCTACCTGTTCTTGATATTAACGACCCATTAACCTATCGCTCTTACGTTCACTTCCCACAGCCTCTACCTCTAGATAAGTTGATTGCTTTGAACGAAGTTCAATCACTTATGTCTCTAGGCCTAGAGTCTAAAGAAGGAGCACTTCGTTCTCTTGGTGAGGAGTTCCCAGACCAGAAGCTTATGGAGATTCGTCAAGAACTTATCGACGATGCCAAGGCAGACGGCGCTCTTAACCTTGTAAAGACACAGATTGCAAATGAGATTGCAAGCCTTACTGGAATGATGCCCGGTCCTGATGGTACAGCCGCACCAATGCAGGGACCAGAAGGACAACCACTTCCAGGAAATCCTGGCGCCGCTACTCCACTTTTGGATGAAGCGCAAATGTTCGTTCAAGCAGCTGAGTCTGGCTTGAGACAGCGCCTTGTAGTTGAAGCTTACGGTACAAAAATCCCACAAAGGAGAGTGCCGGAAGAATACGAAAAATAAGCAGTTTAGGCTGACAACTTAGTGTTGTAAGGCCAAAATTGTTTACTAAACATATCGGTTGGTCATACGTGCTCATACTTCGGAAAACGACCCAGAGAAAACAAAGGATATACGCATGGAAACTGCAGAAGTAAACGCTGAAGCTTTCGCAGCTGAAGCAGGAACAACACCGGTAGTTGCTGACGTTGACTCATCAACTGCTACAACTAAACAAAAATTTTATACAGAAGACGACCTCGCAAAGGTTCGGTCTCAGGAGAAAGAAAAACTTTATCCTCAGATTGATAAGCTCAAGGAAGAAGTTGATTTCTTGAAGCGTGAACGCGAGGAAGCAGCCGCTCGTAAGGCAGCCGAAGAAGCAGATATTTCTGCTCGTGAAGCAGCCAAGCTTAAGGAAAAAGAAGAATCCGAACTAGAGGTTCGTGAGCTCCTTAAGAAGAAAGAAAATGAGTGGCAGGAGCAGCTGGAGCGCGAACGTCAGGAACGTGAAACAGCTTTTGCACTACTGGAACGTGAACGTACTTTTGCAGAACTGCAAAACTATCGAGCACAAAAGCTTGATACAGAGCGCGACAACATCATGCCTGAGCTTGTTGATTTGATTAGTGGAAACACTAAAGAAGAAATCGATGCAAGCATCGAAGGTTTGAAAGAGCGCACATCTAGAATTCTCGAATCGGCGCAATCTGCAATGCAGAATGCGAGACGAGAGATGACGGGGACAAGGGCAACCTTGCCTCCGGCCGGACCATTGGAAACTAATTCGGAGCAACGTAACTTCACGGCGCAAGATATTGCGTCAATGTCGATGGACGAATACGCAAAATATCGTAGTCGTCTCTTGAGCCCAGGTGCTCAGGGGAAGACAAAGGGACTGTTCGGGTAACCCTTAAAAATCCAAATCCAAACTAAGGAGTCTAACTAAATGGCATCTGGTATTACGGGTACCGGCAATCTCGCTGCGGCCCCTACAGCCTATTCAGGTACCAACACTCAGCTGACTCAAGCGATTCAGACAATCTGGTCAAAGGAAATCCTTTTCCAGGCAATGCCTATCCTTCGCTTCGAGCAGTTCGCAGTTAAGAAGACAGAACTCGGTGTTGCACCAGGTCTTCAAATTAACTTCATGCGTTACAACAACCTCGGCTTTGCTTCAAGCCTCGTCGAAGGTGTTCGCATGCAGACCAACGCTCTTACAGCACAGCAGTTCTCAATCACAGTAACTGAGCATGGATATGCTCTTGCTGTTTCTGAGCTTTTGCTCAATGCTTCATTCGATGACGTAATGGCTTCTGCCTCACGTCTTCTTGGTCGTAACATGGCTATCTATCTTGACCAGCTATCACGCGACACACTTTATGCTGCAACTTCAACCATCTACGGTGAAGACCGCAGCTCACTCTCAGCTGTTAACAACTGGTACGCAGATGGAACAGTAGCGGCAAGCCGTGCAGCAATGACCGGAACCTACTTCCTATCTCCAAAGACAGTTAAGGATGCAGTAGAGACACTCGCAACCAAGAACATTCCACGGTTAGGTGAGACCTACGTGGCGTTCGTTCACCCACACCAGAGCCGTAAGCTCCGTGACAATCCAGAATTTATTGAAGTCACGAAGTACGCTGCTCCAGGTAACTTCATGCTTGGTGAAATCGGACGTTTGTACGATTGCGTATTCATTGAGACCACTCAGGTTCTCAAGGTGGCTGGTGGTGCTGGTACTTCTTACACAGCAGATTCAACAGTCGCTAACCCAACCGTTACACCTGGCGGAGGATATGTAACTCCTGCAACAAAGACAGGTAACGGTGGTTCAGACCGCTACGCAGCTCTCTTCATCGGAGACAACGCATTCGGTCACGCAATCTCTCTTCCAGTCGAGCTCCGCGATGGCGGTATCCTTGACTTCGGTCGTGAGCATGCACTTGCTTGGTACTCAATCTTCGGTCTAGGTCTAATCACTGACCAGGCTGTTGTTATTGCAGAAACCAACTAAACAATTTAATACGGTAGGGTGGGGCTTCGGCCCCACCGCTACTATTTACACCCAGCTAATAAACCGGAGGATACAAAAGTGTCAAAGAAATCACCAACGGACGTCACAGGACGTTCACGCGATGAACTCGCCAATCAGTTTGCTGAACAGCAAGTAGAGACTGCAGCCAAGATGTCAATGGCAACGGCAGAAGCAGCCGTAAGATTAGAAACAGAAGTTATCGACGCAACTAAGCCAGACCGTCAAACAGTAATTGTTGAGCCGGTCACAAAGCTTGGTAAGCAAGAAGATACAGTAGTAATTCGAGTAGTAGAGAACATTGACTCAATGACCTTGGGCGCTGGAAATAACTACACATTCAAGGTTGGTCAGAAGTACGAAGTGACCCGTGCTGTAGCCGAGCATCTAAAAGAAAAAGGCTATCTAGCAGCAAATATCTAAATATTAGATTGGCGAAGCAGCGGGTAAGTAACCCGCTGTTTCGTTTATCAAGATTTTTTGGTAGTAGCCGATACCATTGTGTAAGCGATGTTAGGAGTGGTAAGTGGCTGTTCTCTCAGACTTAGTATCTAGAGTAAGACTAGAACTAGGCGACCTCCCTAAGCAATTTACCTATACCGCCACAGGCGACGGGTCCAACAAGGACTTTGATTTAAAGCTTAAGCCTGTCGAGCCAACGACGCTAGTAATTACAATTAACAACGTAGCTCAGACCACCCCGCTTAACTACAGCCTAGAAAAAGATTTGGGCATTATCCATTTTGTAAATGCTCCAGCAAATAACGCAACTATTAAAGTTGTAGGAACTGCCTACCGCTACTTCAGCGATAGCGACCTCGAGCTTTTTATTAATACCGCCGTCGAGCAGCATACTTACGAACGCACAGACGGGTACGGAAGCCAGATGACTCTGCGCCTTCTTCCAGCGGTAGAAGATTACCCACTTGCTATTCTTGCAACTATTGAAGCGCTTTGGGCTCTTGCTACTGATGCTTCATTTGATATTAATATCTTTGCTCCAGATGGCGTAACAATTCCACGCTCTGAGCGTTTCCATCAGTTGTCTAACATGATTCAACAGAGACAACAGCAGTATAAGGATTTGTGCTCTGCTCTCAACATTGGTCTATGGCGTCTTGAGATGGGAACCCTACGTCGTGTCAGCCGCACAACTAACAAACTAGTTCCTATGTACTTGGCTCAAGAAATTGATGACTCTCGTAAGCCAGAGCGCGTATACATTCAGAACGACCTCAAGGGTCGCAAGCCAATGCCTTCATACGCAGGTGTTTACGACATTGCGTTGTATCAAGGCGACTCCTGGTCTGGCGAGTTTGACTTCCCATTTGATGTATCGATGCTTGACTTTAAAGCACAGGTTAGAACCTATCCAAACTCACCTGCAATTTATGCAACGTTTGATATCTTTAAGTTTGACGCTGCAAACGGTCGTATCCGTTTAACACTTAACCCAGCAGCTACTAAGTACCTACCAGCCAGAGCGTTCTGGGATTTGCAAGCAACCAGTTCAACAGACCCTACCTTTGAACAGACCTATGTTCGAGGTCAGGTCTTCGTAACCCAACAAGTGACGGTGGATTAATATGACTGTATCTATTCCGGTAAACAGCCCTATCGTTGTTACTGTTACTCCTCCAGCGGGTCCAGTAGTAACTTTAAACGAAATAACAGTTGGGGGCATAAATCAACCCGCAGTGGCGTATCATCATACGCAGGGAATTGCTTCGGCTGCGTGGAATATTACCCACAACCTGGGGTGGTACCCGAACGTTACTGTTCAGGATTCTGGCGGGTCTATCGTAGAGGGAGAAATTACCTATACGAGCTCTAACACACTAACCGTAACTTTCAGCGGGGCGTTTCAAGGAGACGCCTATCTTTCTTAAGGAGAAGTTAGATGGCACGTAAATTTTTAACGTCAATTGATTTGGCGAAAAATGAATTACAAAATGCCGTAATTCAGAACCTGGCGGCGAACCCGTCTAATCCAATTCTTGGTCAGGTATATTTCAATACTGTTGCCAATGAAATGCGTATCTATAATGGTACGGAATTTGAGGCTATCGGTCTTAACGGTGTTACCGCAAGTGCTGCCGAAATCAATATTCTTGACGGCGCCACACTTACCACTACAGAGCTTAACTATGTAGATGGCGTTACCTCTGGTATCCAAGGTCAATTAGACCTCAAGGCTCCTCTCCTTGACCCAACATTTACTGGCACAGTAACCCTTGATACTGGCGTCAACATTGTTTTTGAAGGCGCAACCGCTAACGCATTTGAACTTACGCTTACCGCTGGCGACCCAACTGCTGACCGTGTAGTAACTCTTCCAGACCTAACAACAACCCTTGTTGGTCGTGACACAGTTGACACTCTTACTAACAAGACAATCACAAGCCCATCAGTATCTGGACTTTACCTATCTGATGCCTCAATTGTCTTTGAAGGTTCTACAACCGATAACTTTGAAACAACACTTACTGTTGTTGACCCAACTGCAGACCGCACAATCTACATTCCAAACGCTAACGGTACCCTAGCCCGTCTAGAAGATAAGTTACATGACTTTGCTCTTGCTACTGCTTCCGTAAGCCTTAACAACCAGAAGATTACAAATCTTGCTGACCCAGTAGACCCACAAGATGCAGCCAACAAGAGGTATGTTGATAGCGCAGTAGCTGGTCTTAACTGGAAACAAGCAGCTCACTTAATTGCTTTAACTAACGTTCCGTTAACTGGAAACACAGAAACTGTAGTAATTGATAGCCATGCAGCTCTTGATAGCGACAGCACCGGCTACAGAATCTTGCTTACTGGTCAGACAACTGGAACCGAAAACGGTATCTATGTTTACTCAGATAACGGCACTACTTATACCCTTACTCGTCCAGCAGATGCTGATACCTATCAAGAACTTGTTGGCGCTTCTATCTTTATTATGGAAGGAACTGTTTACGGTTCCACATCATGGGTTCAGTCCAACCACTATCTAACCTCTTTTGCTAGCCAGGACTGGGCACAGTTCTCTGGAGCAAGCACCTACACCGCTGGTGCAGGTCTTGCAGCCGACGGCAATATCTTCAACGTTGGAGCTGGCGACGGTATACAGGCTCTTACAAACACTGTTGCAATTGACCGCACAGTAGTTGTAACCAAGTATGCAGCTAATATTGGAAACGGAACCGACACCTCTTACACAATCACTCACAACCTCAATACCCGCGATGTAATTGTCACACTGTTTGATAATGCAAGCCCATACGCAGAGGTTATGGCTGACGTAGAGCACACAACGACCAACTCCATTACTGTGCTATTCTCTAGCGCACCAACAACTGACAAGTACAGGGTCGTAGTCCACGCATAATGAGCAGATTAAACCTATCGCCGGTAAACATCCCCGCGTTAGCGGCGGCTCCAACCACCCCTACCATTCGAGTAGGTGACCTTTATTTCAACACAGCAATAAAGGCGCTTTACGTATGGAACGGGACTGTATGGTCTGAAGCTGGTGGCGGCGTAACGGTTTCTGGTACAGAGCCAACAACTAACCTTCGTGAAGGTCTTTTGTGGTTTGATAGTACAACTGATGCTCTTCTTGTTTATTACGACGGTGAGTTTGTAGAAGTTGGCGGTGGTGGCGGTACAGGTACCGCGGCTTCGGCTGACTTAACCTCTGCCTGGTTCTTGGGGGTCTAATGGCTGTCCAAAGAATGGGTGTTGCTAATCCAGCTGCCAACACAAACACTTTAATCCACACGGCTGCGGCTAGTTATCTTTGCTCAGTTATTGCAACAAATAAGGGCGCATCTGCCGCTACTGTCAGGTCATGGGTAGTTCCTTCTGGAGCAACCCTGGCATCTCAGTATGCCTACATGCTTTATAACGTCAACGTCCCAGTTGCCAACACTATCGAATCCCACAGATTTGCTATCTCTATTGGGGATACCGTATACGTCTCATCAACAAGTGCAGATGTATCTTTCTCTTTAAACGGCATTTATGACTCTTCGGCCTCAATTGATTCCCACATTACTCAGACTACAAATGTCCATGGAATA